CATACAATGGCTAATTTAGTATCAGCAGGCGTACAAGTTCAAGATATAGACGAAAGTTTCTATACACCAGCTGAACGAGGAACCGTAACTGGGATGCTCTAGATTTCTGCACAAGATAAGACGAATGGTGCAGGAACAGGAACAGCATCGGGTACAACTCAAAAACAAGCAGGAACACCATTCTTGCTAACATCACAAAGAGAATTAACAGAAACGTTTGGAGATCCAACGTTTTATACAGATACAAATAACAATCCAATCAATGGCAGTGAACTTAACGAATACGGTTTACAAGCGGCTTACTCATACTTAGGTGTAAGCAACAGAGCTTATGTAACAAGAGCTGATTTAAACACAAGTGAATTACTTGCTTCAGCAACAGAGCCTGCGGCAGATCCAGCAGATGGAACGCATTGGTTTGATACACAAAATACACTATGGGGCATATTTGAATGGAATGGAAACGCGGCTACTGTTACTGGTGGACAGAGCTTTACAAATTATATCCCAACTGTAATTACAGACATTACAAAACTAGCAGGTAACGTAGCAACAGGAGAACCTAAAACATCCGTTGGTAAAATAGGTGATTATGCTGTTGTTGCCGCTACAACTTTAAACAAAACGTATTACAAAAATACTGGTGGGGCTTGGGTCCAAATAGGATCAAGTGATTGGATTAAATCACACGCTACAGTAACAGGAACAGAAAGCAATCCAACATTAACTCCTAACGCTACTTTTGATCTTAATGGCGGAACAGTAGTAGATGTTGGAGCAGGAACTACATTAGCTGATCTAAAAGCAGTCCTTAATGGATTGTCAGTTGCTGGTGTTACTTGTGACGTTGTTGATGGTAAATTTGAAATTTATTCAACAGGCATAGATATTGTATTAGCGACAAATGGATCAACATTACTTGCAGAAATTGGTCTAACAGCGGCAACACATAAAGCGCCAGCTTTACAAATTTCAGCACACACATCTGTACCAGCATTTAAAATAACTGACACAGGAACTACAAGACCAAGTGGGTCTCTTTGGGTTAAAACTACACAACCTAATGTAGGTGCTCGCTTTAGAGTTAAAAAATTCAATGGAACTACAAATCTTTGGGAAGATATTGTAGCACCAATGTATTCAGACAACCACACAGCTTTGTTTAATTTAGATAAAGCAGGCGGCGGTCTTAATTTAGCAGTAGGTACTTTATACGTTAATTACAATAATGCAGAAGCAACAGCAGATATTGGTGACTTTAAAATTCACAGACGTGTATCTTCAGCAAGTACAACTATTACGAGTGAGATAATTACAACTCAACTTACAGCGACAACTTATGCATTTAATATTCAAGAGTCTACTGTAGGATCAGCAACACTTGGCGCAGATAAAACAATCAGCGTAACTACAACAGGTGCATCAACTGATGCAGAACTGGTAGCAGGTGAAATTAATACAGCTGGCTTTACTAACATAGTTGCATCAGTAGACGCTTCAAACAGAATCGTTATTGAACACAATGATGGTGGAGATTTTAGAATAGATGATACAAGTGCGCCTGGCGTACTTGGATTGGCTGGCTTTGTTTCTTATGTAAGTACTACAGAAGGAACACCTAATTTGTATGAGGTACCGGCAGGTGACACTACACATGATTGGGTAGCAAGTAACTGGCAAGTATTAACTTATACAGCAGGAGACGATGCACCAACTGCCTTAACAACAGACGGCAGACTTTGGTACAGTTCAATTGTTGACGAAGTTGACATAATGATTCACAATGGTACTACTTGGGTAGGATATCAAGATTCAACTGCTCCATATTATGCAGTTGCATCAGCTGACAAAACTGACCCAGCAGGACCAATTGTTTCAGCAACAGAACCAGCAGTAGCAAATGGACAATCAGATGGTACTGCATTGAGACATGGTGATATTTGGGTTTCAACAGCAGATACTGAAGTTTATCCTAAAATTTACAAATATAACGGCTCAACTCTAAAATGGGTATTGCTTGATTCAAGTGATCAAACAACTGAAGATGGAGTTTTATTTGCAGATGCACGTTACAATACAGCAGGTGCTAATTCAGATAAAGCAGGAACTATTGCGGCAATGTTAGTAAGTAACTTTGTTGATATTGACGCTCCAGATCCAGCACTTTATCCAAAAGGAATGTTGCTTTACAATCTACGTAGAAGCGGATTTAATGTTAAGAAATTTACTCGTAACTATGTAGACACAGCGGCAGACAATATTAGATTTGGCGACGAATCACAAGATGCCTACTATGCACACCGTTGGGTTACTGAATCAGCTAACCAAACAAATGGCGCAGGTAGCTTCGGACGTAAAGCTCAACGTAAAGTTGTTGTACAATCATTACAAGCATTAGTAAACAGTAACCAAAAGATTAGAGATGACGAATCAAGACTCTTTAACTTAATGGCTTGTCCAGGTTATTCAGAACTAATTGGTGAAATGGTTACACTAAACACTGATAGAAGCCTAAGTGCATTTATTATTGGTGACAGTCCATTTAGACTTACACCAGATGCAACTACACTTAATAACTGGGGTACAAATACTGCCCTAGCAGTTGAAGACAATGACGATGGACTTGTTACAAGTGACGAATACTTGGGCGTGTTTTATCCAAGTTTATTCACTAGTGATAATGCAGGTAACAACGTAATTGTTCCTCCAAGTCATGGTATATTAAGAACATTCGCATTAAGCGATCAAGTTTCGTTTCCATGGTTTGCACCAGCAGGTACAAGACGTGGCGGAATTACAAACGCTAGTGCGGCAGGATACATTGATGGTGAAGGTGAATTTGTAAGTACGGCACTTAACGAAGGACAAAGGGACACGTTGTATAGTAACAACATTAACCCGATTACATTTATGACAGGTGCAGGTCTTTTAGTTTACGGACAAAAAACAAGAGCCAAAAATGCTAGTTCTTTAGATAGAATTAATGTAGCACGTTTGGTAATTTACTTACGTAGCCAACTTAAGAAACTTGCTAAACCTTATATTTTTGAACCAAATGATAAGATTACACGGGACGAAATTAAGGCACAAGCAGATACATTGTTACTTGAATTAGTTGGGCAAAGAGCACTTTATGACTTCTTAGTTGTGTGTGATGAGTCGAACAATACACCAAGTAGAATTGATCGTAATGAGCTTTATTTAGATATTGCCATAGAACCAGTTAAAGCAGTAGAGTTTATTTACATTCCACTAAGGCTTAAAAATACTGGTGAGATAGCGGGACTGTAAAATGATAAATACTACTAATAGGGAGATATTATAATGAGCATTTCGACTTTATCAAAACTTACAGTACCTTTAGATTCAAGTGCATCAGCATCGAATCAAGGGCTGTTAATGCCAAAACTCCAGTATCGCTTTAGGGTGACATTGGAAAATTTTGGTAGATCAACACCAACAACAGAGTTAACAAAACAAGTTGTTGATGTTACAAGACCTAACGTGTCTTTTGAACAGATCACAGTTGATGTATATAACTCACGTGTATTCCTAGCAGGAAAACATACGTGGGAACCAATTACACTTAACTTACGTGAAGATGTTTCAAACAACGTACAAAAATTAGTTGGTGAGCAAATCCAGAAACAATTTGACTTTTTTGAACAATCAAGTGCGGCTTCAGGAAGCGATTACAAATTCGTAACTAGAATTGAAATTTTAGACGGTGGTAATGGCGCAAGTCCGGCAGGCATACTTGAGACATTTGAACTTTATGGTTGTTACTGTGAAAGTGCAAACTACAACACATTAGCATATAGTACAAACGATCCGGTGACTATTGCTTTATCAATTAGATATGATAACGCTATACAAACACCACAAGGTACAGGAATTGGTACAGCTATTGGTAGAACAGTTAATACTGCTATTACTGGTGGCGGATCAACTTAATAGTACTTTAAAATATAATATTTCCTAATTAAAAGGGGG